TGCCGCAGCCGTTGGTTGTAAGAAAGAGCAGCCAGAAAACTGGAAGGCTAGGCTCGAAGAGATTAACAACAAGTTTGCCAACCCGTCATTGCCAGCGTCCGAGATTGTGACGATTCAGCAGCAGCATGAGAAGAAAGAGTATGGCTTCCCCTGTGATCAGGAGCCTCTCAAATCTTATTGCAACAAGTCACTTTGTAAAACAAAGAAGTTTGGTATCGGTAGCCACGTTTCCAATATTGATGTGACAGGTCTTTGCGTTGTGAAGTCTGAGCCTCCGGTATGGTTTTGTGATGTGGGTGGACAGCGCGTTGAGTTGGACACAGATGATCTTCAGACACCGCAGCGTTTCCAGAAGGCGTGTATGGAACAGATACACAAGATGCCACCAATGATGAAGATGGCTGATTGGCAGAACATTGTCGGCGCACTAATGGAAGATATGAGTGAGATCGAGGTTCCAGAAGAACTGACATACAAAGGACAGTTCATGGATCTGCTCGAGGCGTTCTGTGATGGGCGGGTGCAAGCGCAATCCGCTGAAGAGATAAGCCTTGGCAAGCCTTTCACAGAAGAAGGCTTGACCTACTTCAAGATCGAATCCCTAATGAAGTATTTACGAAACCAGAGATTTGATAACTACAGCCGTGGTCAGATTCAGGAACGTCTGAAGGAACTAAACAATGGCAACGCGGCTAACGGTAAGAAATATTTTCAAACCACAAAAAATGAAACCAAACAGTTGCGTGTGTGGTGGGTGCCTGCCTTTAACAGAGAGGTCCAAGTTCCGAGGATCGAGGTTCAAGGTGATGGGGTGCCGTTCTAATGTATGTAGCTTATTTTTTATGTGACACCTGTGGTCACCGTTGGAAAACTTATTATCGCAAGATAAAGCTATTAGAGCTTGGCGATACTTGTGACAACTGTATCGACCAGCTTCCCTATAAAGAGGATTTTCGGGGGTATGTTTCTGAGCCACACTTTTTTGAGAAGGTAGATTAAAATGGAAACAACTATCTTCGGACCCCCGGGTACAGGTAAGACAACCCGTCTTATTCAGATTGTTCAGGACGAGCTAACCAGTGGCACCAAGCCGCATGATATTGCGTTCGTATCTTTCTCTCGTAAAGCAGCAGAGGAAGCGCGTACTAGGGCTTCGGTTAAGCTAAACATGAATGCGGATCAGATGGTTTGGTTTCGCACTCTTCATTCGTTTGCTTATCAATGTCTTGGATTAAGTAAAGACAGGGTCCTTCGGGGACCTGATTATTCGCGTATAGGTGAGTTGTTGGGTCTTGAGTTTACCGCGAACTCTTCAGTGTCAATGCAGGACGGTGTTTTGTTTAGCCCGGGAAGAAGCGGCGATGCGTACTTGTCTATGATTCAGATGGCTAGAGTTACTGGTTGTACTCTTGAGGAGCAGTTCTCAAAAACAGCAGACCAGAGGCTTCATTTCCAGCAGCTAAAGCTAGTGGATCAGGTGTTTAGGGATTACAAGAAAGAAACAAACAAGGTCGAGTTTGTGGACATGATCGAGGACTTTATCACTCAGGGTCACTGTCCCGAGTTTGATGTTCTGATTGTGGATGAGGCACAAGATCTGGTTCCTTTGCAGTGGCGCATGATTCACGAGGTTATAAAGCCTAGATCAAAGCGCATCTATTATGCGGGCGATGATGACCAGTGCATTTACTCTTGGATGGGGGTGGATGTGAAGGATTTTCTGAACGCATCGGACAATAAAATCATATTGGATAAGTCATATCGTTTGCCTATATCAGTGCATAATATGGCGGATTCTCTGGTAAAACAGCTAGCAACTAGACAAAAAAAGTTTTGGAAACCTACAGATGAAACTGGCTCCGTAGTGTGGCATCGTGATATCCTTGATGTGGACATAACAACCGGAGAGTGGCTAATCCTAGCCCGCACCAATTTCATTGCCAACAGAATCGCAACCACACTTAAAGAGCAAGGATTCCTGTTTTGGCGTGAAGGCTCCGGTTGGTCCATTTCCCCAAATGTTCTCACCGGAATCGAGGTATGGTTAAAGCTATGCAAGCAACAGCATCTGTCGGCACAAGAATTGAAAAAACTATCGCCCCTATTAACGGCTTCCGTCATTACGAAGTCTGGCAGACGAGCCCTCGCAAACTTAGATCCCGAACTAACCTACACGCTAACCGATATTCAAGACCAGTGCTCCCTATCCGCGACTGCGGAGACACCGTGGCACGAAGTGTTGAAAGTGTCGGAGAACGAGAGAATATACATTTCGTCAGTACGGCGTATGGGCGAGTCTATTTTGACGGGGACGCCGAGGATCAAGATATCGACGATCCACAAAGCAAAAGGTGGCGAGGCGGATAACGTCGCCCTTCTTTTAGATTCATCACGAGCATGCGCGAATAGCGAGGATCAGGACGCCGAGGTTCGGACGTTCTACGTTGGGCTTACTCGCGCCAAGAAATCGTTGCATATTATTGAACCTCAAACACAGTATGGATTTGCATTATGAAAACTAGAGAAGACTTCCTCAACAAGGCCGAAGAGTTAATTAACGGTCCGAGGGCCAAGGAGTATGGTCCTGCTAAGATGAACCACGAGCGGATCGCTGCCATCTGGAATGTGTTCTTGGAGAAGAAGCTGGTTCATGCAATTACGCCGGAAGATGTAGTGGCTTGTATGATTGGCCTCAAGCTGGCTAGACTTGCAGAGGACACAAGCAAGGACGACTCTTGGGTGGATATCATTGGCTATGCTGCGCTTGGTGGGGAGATAGCAAATGATGAAAGCTGACGGGCTGGATAAAGCCATTATTGGGGCAACTCATGACATTGCGACAGGACATTTTCGCTTGGTCTATGATGTTGATATGTGCATAGACATTCTTGCCAAGGACATGACCAGATCCGAGGCTATGGAGTTTTTAGAGTACAATACTTTTGGGGCATATGTGGGGCCAGACACACCTTTGTTTATGTTCAATAATTGGGAATCGTTGCTGGAGGAAGACAATGCGTGAGTATCAGATGAATCTACTGGACATCGATGTCAAGGAAGCCGCTCTCGGTTTTACTGACGAAGATGACTGGGCGCCGCCGTCTTCTTTCCCAGATCTTACAAACTGTGAGCGTATTTCAATTGACTTGGAAACATGCGACCCGAACCTCATGACGTTGGGGCCGGGCTGGTGCCGCAATGACGGATATGTCATCGGGTATGCTGTGGCTGCTGGGGATTTTGTAGGGTACTTTCCTGTACGCCACGAAGGTGGTGGCAACCTGCCAGAAAAGACAGTGGTCAACTGGCTAAAGAAACAGATGGCTACACCTAACATTGAGAAGGTCATGCACAATGCGTTGTATGATCTGGGCTGGATGCGTTGGGCAGGGATCGAGGTCCAAGGTCCGATTGTCGACACAATGATAGCCGCGCCTCTGATTAACGAGAACCGTCGGTTCTACAACTTGAACTCCTTGGCTAAAGAATATCTGGCCGAGAACAAGAATGAGAAGATGTTGCGGGCAGCGGCAGCAATGTATGGTGTCGATCCAAAGTCAGGTATGTGGAGACTACCAGCTAGGTTCGTTGGTAAGTACGCCGAGCAAGATGCGGCTGTTACCCTTCGCCTGTGGGATCGGCTACGTCCGGAGATCATTAAGGAAGAAGTATCCTCGATCTTTCAGCTAGAGACTGATCTACTACCAGTCCTGTTTGAGATGAAGACACGCGGTGTTCGGGTGGACATAGACAAGGCAGAGCAGGTTAAGAAAGATCTGAAGCAGCGTGAAGATATTTTACTTAAAGAAATAAAGGAAGAGACTGGCATCTTCGTTGAGCCTTGGGTTGCGACATCGATAGCAAAGGCGTTCGACGCGATTGGCGTGTCGTATTCCCGGACAGAAAACTCGAAGGTTCCGTCCTTTACAAAACAGTTTCTGTCGAATCACACTCACCCAATAGCGCAGAAGATTGTAAAGCTTCGCGAGTTTAACAAAGCCAACACAACCTTTGTTGAGACGATTCTTCAGCATTCTCATAATGGACGTATTCATTGCGACTTCAATGCTCTTCGTTCTGATGATGGTGGTACTGTAACGGGTAGATTTTCCTCGAGCAACCCCAACCTACAGCAAATCCCTGCCAGAGATCCAGAAATCAAAGGCATGATCCGTGGGTTATTTATACCAGAAGAAGGCACCAAGTGGGGAAGTTTTGACTATGCTTCACAAGAACCACGCTGGCTTGCACATTACTGCGCTCAAGTCACAGGAGTTCACAGGCATCCACAGATTGACGATGTTGTGAACGCATACAAAGAAGGCAATGCTGACTTCCACCAGATGGTTGCTGACATGGCAGGCATTAGCCGCAAGGATGCGAAGACTGTTAACCTTGGTATCATGTACGGCATGGGGCGCAAGAAGCTAGCAGGGGTAATGGACATCAGCGAGGAAGAAGCAAAAGATCTTCTGGCGAAGTACCACGAGAACGTACCGTTTGTTAAGGGCATAGCTGACATGACCTCGAACCGTGCTTCAAGCGTCGGGAGTATTAGAACGTGGCTGGGGCGTAAGTGCCGCTTTGATATGTGGGAACCTAGGTCTTTTGGCTTCAACAAAGCTATGCGTCTTGAAGAAGCCATAAAAGAATATGGCGGCAGGGGGATGATTAGACGCGCCTTTACATATAAGGCTCTAAATAAATTGATCCAAGGTTCGAGTGCCGACCAAACAAAGAAAGCGATGGTTGATTGTTTTGCCGAGGGCCTAGTTCCGATGTTAACGGTTCACGATGAACTGTGCTTCAGTGTAGAATCAAAGGAACAGGCTGACCGTATCGTCGAAATCATGACAACATGCGTTCCGGATCTTAACGTGCCATTTGAAGTAGACGCCGAACTAGGCGACAATTGGGGGGAAGTAGGATGAACAACAAGCCAGTCCACTGTCCGCGCTGCGGAAATAAGTTACGCACTATTTATGTCCACGGGCATGAGCAGTGCTTTGAATGTAATCAAGTTATAGATGACTGCTGTCAGGGTGAAACATGTGATCCTGAAATGGAGAACAAAGATGTTTGAAGCTATGATACTAATTTGTTTGGTTTCATTACCCGGCGAGTGTACGGCACTAAAAGATTTACGAGGGCCATACGAAACGATGGGCCAGTGCAATGTACGGTCGTCTGAAATGGCGCAAAGTATAGAAGAAGATCCTAGGGTCAAGAACCTTTATACAGTAAACGGCGCGCGATGCGACAAAGTCCCCGGGATCAAGACTAAAACGTCAAATCTCAGCGACTTCGAGGTGTAATGCTACGGTCATCGATACTGAGGTCGACGAGAATCGATGTTTTTATTTAATGATTTCAGGCTTTTGCGAGATCGCGAATTCGCTTAACCAAACGCTTTGCGCGGTTCGGGACCTGATCATGCCACCTCGAATCGACCATTTCGTCGGCTGCGCGTTCCCAATCTCTGGCATCGACCCCAGCCTTCATGCCCTTGAACTTGGACAGTCGGGGGTAGCCGAGGTTAAAGCACATGTTGGCGATGACCAACTGAGCTTCTTCGGGTAGCTCGTCGAAGTCAGAGTACAGTCGACCGCAATCCTCAATCGTCACAGCGATGTCAAGGTTGAACCGCTGCCGGACACGCTCTTCTGATACGGGTGTGCCAACAGGCTGACCGTATTCTGGATCGTGCTCTTTGATGAGCGCTCCGATTCCGAAAGTTGGTAGGCCTAAATGATCTAGATATATTTCGTACTTGCAGCCTTCGTCTTCTGCAAGCTCTTCTCTTAGCTGATCTTTGTTCATTGCTGTCCTCGTAACCTTGCTGCCAATAGCTGGTCTTGTGGGTTAGGCAGTGTTATAGCATTAGCCATTGAAGTTTGTGCGGGTCCCGCCGAAGGGGCTGTAGCAGGACCCGCTTGCGCTACCACAGGAGGAGGTGTGGTTGCAGCAACTGGTTCAGTTGTTGGTGCCTCAGAGATAGGAACCAAACGAGATGGGTCAAAGTCTGGAGATGGTGCCTCTTCTTCTATCATCGGCTCGTCAAGCCTGCGCCCCATTAACTCATAACGAATACTATTTAAGTCACCCATTGGCAAGTCATTATCGTTTTCACGAACGCGCCTGCGAATCTCTGAGCTAACCTTCATAGGAACAAATTCGCCTCGCATCAACTCTGATACGTTGGCTACTTTGTTTTTCTTCATGGCACGACGGATCTCACCATCAGACATACCTAGCCGTCTCATGTTTTCGACGTTTCTGTACATCTCTTGCATAACCCGAAATCTAGTTTCGTTAGCTTCGCGGTAAGTGCTTATAGCATTTTCAGGATCGAGGGCACTTCTCGTAGAAACGGCACTGTTAAAGATCTGACTTGCGCTTCTGATCCCGCGTCCATACTCGAAGCCCTTGTACATCAGAATGTTCTCTGGCTTAACCTCAATCTCTGACAAACCCGTGAAAGCTCGAAACAATTCTTCTGCTGCGCGTCTTTCGTTACCAGCAGGGTCAACTGTGTCACCCATAAACATAGAACGAGCGAACCTGCCAACTTCGATGCCGGGCTCCTGTGTTTCTTTGGTCATTCCTTTAAGCTGGAACGGAGCGCCACCGGGCACGACTGAGTCAGCAATATGCATAAACGACTTATAAGCTTTGTCTCCCGGTGTATCTTCTTGCCGGTAAACCTTGGCACCTGTCCCCGTTACGCCGCCACGAGTAGTTGTATCGAGCATTTTTTCGGTGATAATAGACTCACCAAAGAATGGCTCGAATATTTCTGCTACAGCGCCAAGTACAGCTTCTGTTGCAATCGCGTCCGCATCTTTGCCAAGATCTTCACCCTTGTTAATGGCATTAAGAATAGCTAGTGCTGGACGCTGCAAGTAGTCGTACGGGTTTGTGTAACTATAGTCTATGTAGCCTTTGAGGTTTCCGTCCTTATCCACCGTGGTAGGAATCAGGCGACTGTTCTTCTGCCAAGAAGGGCCACTCTCTCGGGCAGCGTCAAGTTGTTCTTGCGATACACCTGTTAAGTCCATAGCCATCTTTTGTAGGGCAGCGGGTGCAACAACGGCGGTGGAGGTAAAACCAATTAACCGACGCATACCGATTTCCTGAACTGCTCTGTTATCACTGGCTAGCTCTTTAAGGGCAACACCAAGAGTGTTTGCGCTAGTGCGGAGAATCTCAGCAGGGAAAGCGATGAAGTTACCTACAGGCAGCTTACGAATACCCTTGATAAACTCAGGCACACGCTCATAGTTCGGTACAGTGTTTCTTACAATATCTGCGGCGTACTCATTTACAGACTTACCAAGTGCCTGTGAAGCAGCAGCCTCACTGCCATATGCCTGAATGATTTTGTTTCTTTCAAACTCAAAATTATAGATCTTCCATACATCGTCACCACCCTGATACGCATCTTTTAATCTTGTGTTGAGGCTGGTTAGCATACTTGCGGGTTTAGAGCGGCTAAACACGTTTCCAACTTTTTGACCAACAGGAATGCCCATAATGTCCGCGTCGGCCTGACGAGTCAGTCCAAGACCTTCTTTAATCAAGCGGTCCATTTCTCGAACTTGAGTCTGTGTTCCAACCACACCAAGACGCTGTAGCTCCTGATAGTATTTGGCTTTATCTATATCACCACGTTTGGTTATGTTGCCCATGACAGTGGAGAAAGATTCCCACAGGTTTGCACCACCGCCGACGTTGCCCTGCGACAAAGCAAACAAAGCGGCTGATGTTACGTTTCTAATCTGCGTTACAGGAGACAGCACTGTTTTTGCATATTGCGATACACCCTTGGTTTTTAAGAACCCAGAGTAAACGGCTTTCATCGTGTTGCCCATTGTGCCAGCGTCACCGATGGTCAGGCGAGTCATGTCGTTGTATATACGATTCGGTACATAGACACCCTCGAGAGAGCCAAAACCTTTTTCAAGTTTTTGGTATCCCTCAAACTTAACTGGGTTTTGAGCAAACCTATCCGCGCTTACGAAGTTATCACCCTGATCTACAAGGTTTGTACGGATGTACTTAAAGTAATCGTCAACAGCACGAAACTCTGCCATATCTGCAATGGTAGATATGTACGCTTCCTGCGGATCTTTTACTTCACCGAGTAGCTTACGAAGGGCTTCGTTGTTTACCTGACGAGAAGAGAACAAACTTTCTTTCAGCTTCTTATCGGCAACACGAGCCTGTGCTTCGCTCCCTGCTTTTATTGGCCTGCGACCACGGTTCGAGTACCGAGCAACAAAGTTCTCGACAAGATTTTCTGCGGCAGTATCACTCAGTTTCTGTGACTTACCAACGCCAGTCAAGAAATCACTAGGCAACGGAACATCTGGGTTTAAATCTTTGTATAGATTTTCCGCCGCCTTGGGGTGTGCTTTGAAAAAATCTACAGCTTCTTTTCTAGCGTCTGCAAACTCAGCGCTCTTCAGGAAGTTCTTGTCCTCAAAGATTTTGTACTTACGACGCAAATAAGAACCGATGTTATCGTTAATTGCATTAACGATATCGTCAGCTTCCCGAGTAGCTAGGTAGTCAGAATTCTTAATCGAGTTGGAAAGCTTATCTACCTGTGCCCGCATTTGCTTTGCTGGCTGGCGCATAAAGTCAGGGAGCATGCTCTCTAACGTCGAACCTGTGTCCTTTGCATTACGAACAAAGTCAGGATCTTTTGTTAGGTAGCCATACAGCCGGTTCATTACTTCAGAACGAGCCAAGGGTGTGCCTTCAACCATCACAGTCTCAGACTTTTTAAAGACCTTGTCCAACCCGTCCTGTACTTCTTTTAAGTACCGAGCCGCCTCACCAAGCTCTGCCTCTACCTCACCGTTGATTTTAGACTTAACCTCGAACACATCTTGCGGCAGGTTACCACGGGCGCGGAACACAGAAGCGATTTTATTCAGGCTGTCGCCAACCATATCATCTCGTTCAGCCAGCTTTTTAATTGGTGCACTGATAGCTTTTGCAGCGGGAAGAATTCCTTTTTGAACTACTGGTGCCACTACGGGAGTAGCTACTTTAGACACTCCTGTACCCAGAAGACCAATCGCCTTCAGAGCTTCTGGAGCAACAGCGGTTAGACCACCAGCCTCCAAAGCAAAGCTTACTCTGTTGCCAATACGAGCGGCTGCTTTTTCTTTTCCACGAAGACCAATTGTATCTTCGGTTGTTGTCGGTCCTGTTTGAAAAAAGTCGCCAAGCGTTGTTACGCCGTCTGTAGCTACCACAGCATCGGTCACGGCTGCTGCGCCAACTTGCGCTGCACGATTAGTCACCGTTCCGAGATTGGCAAGACGACCAAGCTTGCTTGCAACACCGGCTGCCCCGAGACCGGGAACGACAAACTGTGCTGCAACTTCGGCAATGGTTCCTGCTGTGCCCTCTGGATCAATGCCAGCGGCCTCACGGATTCCTTCAAAGAAGTTGGTTACATCTGTGGAGTAGTCTGTGTCATAGACTACGTCAACGCCAGCAGTGGCAAGTTCAGCTATGCCCTGAGGTATGGCAAGTAAGCCAGAAGCAATGCCCTCGGCTATTTCCTGCGTTGTAGATTCCTGCGTCGGTGACACATCATCTTGAATGGCGACCAAACGAGAGGGGTCGAATGCAGGCTCTTCCGCTGGTTCGTCAGTAATCGGAACCAGACGGCTTGGATCAAAATCAACCATGACTTATTTCCCAGTAGCTTCTGGTAAGAATGTTCCGTCTGCTTGTTTTACGACAATTGTACCTGTGTCCGGGTCTCTAAAACGAGTGCCAACGGGAGCGCTAGCCGGGTTGACGGCGGTAGCAGCGGAGTCAGATGTCGTACTTGTTCCCGCAGCGTAAGTCATCATTTCCTGTAGGCTAGGAGGGGTATTCTTAGAATACCGATTTGGGAATTCCCGAATCATTCTAGCTGTTATGTCCGCCCTTCCATCTTCCGATTTTAACATTTCTTGCGCGAATCTTTCAGGAGCCATTGCCTGACCTGTTGTAGACTTAACGGTAAGCGCTGACGACATAATACGAGATGAGTTGTCTTCTAGCCATGCTTTACCTTTTTCGTTCCAGCTAAACTTACCCTTATCATCAATTGTACCGTAGCCTATTTCAGCAGCATTTTGAACAAAATCGGGAAGAGCCTTTAGCGCATTCTGTCTGTTCGTAATAACATTTTGTTTTATAGTCTCGTCAAGGGTTTTTCCTTGCAACTCAAGCCCGGCAATATCTCTTAGAAGCCCTACTTCAAGTTGACGATTTGCAAGAGACATTCTTAGCCCAAGCTCTTGCTGCTTGTAAGCTGAATCAGACTCAAACTGATCTCTTTTTTGATTAAGATCTGCTAGACGATAGTTGAAGTTATTTTGCATTGTAGCCAATGCAATCTTTTCATCTTTGTCTGTTTTAACAAGATCGCGAAGAGTAGCTCTGTACTCTTTTCTCTCTTCAGCTTCCATCTCGTTCAGGTCTTTAATGTCTTTGCTGTAGGAATCCATGCCCACCATTAAGCCTTTAGCCACGTTGGTAAGCGCGTTCTCACTTTCGCCAGCGGCGATAGCAAGACCAGCCATTGTCAAGTTCCTCCAGAAAGAAGCGCTCTTACTTTCACTTGCTCTCGATGGGTCAAAGCCCATAATTTCTTTTGCCTGTTTTTCCATATCAGACAAAGAAGTCTTTGCAGGCAAAACCATACTCAATGCTGCGGCAGCCTCTGGAGTAGCAGCTTCGGCAGCGTTAAGCTTAACGGCTGGTTTTTTAGCTGCGTCGCCGCCGGTAACAAGTGTACCAGCTTCAGCTTTTTGCAAAAGCTTGCCTAGTTTCTGCTGGCTTACGTTTGATTTTTTATCGCCTTCGTTAACAGCAGGTTTTTTGTTTACGTCAAACAGATTGTCGGTGCTTGCTCCAGCGTCTGTTGCTGCTTTGTCTTGGGTTGATGTGGTCGTAGCAGCTAGAGTTTCACCTAAGTTTAGGTCTCCAGTACCATACATATTTTCATAGTTCAACGCATCCGAAACAAGGGGAGAAACCGGGGGTGGTGTCTCACCAGTTTGTGGAAGCAGCATAGATGGATCTGTTAAGTTGCCAGATTGTTCCGCAGCAACGCCTTTTAACTGAGGTGTTGTCAGGTAATCGGTGACTGGACGCATAAAGTCACCGCTCATAAGTTCGGCTGCTGAACCTGTTACGGCTCTAACCCCTGAATCTATCGCTCTTAGACCTGTTTGAATCGGGTTTTGTTTCGTGTCCGTCCCGTAAAAGAATTCGTTTACTGAAGCAATACCTTTATCGATCAGATCAGGAACTGCAACAGTAGGCGCTGTAGAAACCTGTGTAGGAGGATTATTGACTGCTGCCCTGTTAATGGCTTGTGCAGCCATACGAATGGCATTCTGTCCATCCTGTGTTTTTGCAGCTTCTCCATAGTTATTAGGATCAGCAAGTTCTTTAAGGGCGTATCTGTCGTTTGCTTGTATCGCTCGTTGAACAGCGGCGGTAAACGAGGTGGTGTTCATGCCACCCTGTGACATCCGCACAGGCCGCTGCGCTGCTACATTTGCTAACTCAGGAGACGAAGCAAGGATGCCCATCGGCTGTCTTGAAGCACCGGGCTGCTGAAACATTCTGCGATATAGTGGATTCATCATTACCTACCAAACCCCAACCCTTGTTGCGCCTGACCATAAGCTCCTAGACCCGCGATACCAAGACCAAGAAGCTGCGATGTGGTGCTTGGTGGCGGTGTGGTGGTAGACGATGTTGTCTGCTGCAATGCAGGTACACCACGGAAAATATCTGACAAGAAGCCAATCTCTTGGTACGGCAAGGACTGCTGCTGCAACAAGTTCTGACGTGCGACATCCAGACCCTGCTGTGATGTCTGCTGTGTAAGACCACCAATACCAAGCAGTGTGTTAATGTCCTGCACACCCATCTGCTGTGCTTGTGCACCAAGACCAGCCTGTAGCTGTGCTGCTTGTTGTGCTGCCTGCTGCGCCTGTGAGTAACCCTGCTGACGAAGCTGCCCTGCTGACCGAGCCTGCTGCTCCATTGTAGCACGGCCTAGCTCTGCACCAGCTACTGCTGCGCGAGATCCACCAAAGGCACCCTGACCTACGGCCTGTGCCCCAAGCTGCTGTTGCTGCATCTGACCAGCGCGACCAATGTCTTGCATAGTCTGTTGAACAACTTGGTTCTCATAAGGATTAAAGAACTGTGAGACACCGCCCGGCGCTGCATATTGTTGCGCTGCCTGAAGGTATGGCTGATATGCGCCCACACCTGCGGTGGCTTGACCAATGGCCTGCTGCTGTTCTGCCGACAGTCCAGCAAGCTGCTGCGGCGCATAAGGCATGCCTGTACCTTTGAGGGCCGATGCTTGTGCAAAGATATCCTCAAGGAACTTTTCCTGAAACGGCGCTAGCCGTTGGGTAACTTCTTGTGTTTGTGTTGCCATTACGCTGTGGCCTCCAATTCTGCCATCATATCATACATTCGGGCTGCTCCGATATCCCTATCTCCGCCTCCCGCACCTTTAACAGCCTTGGCTGTTAGCACGAACTCTCCGTCAGAAAGCCACGCCGGAACAGAATCAGATGTCCCAGTTCCTGCACCTGCTACCTCACCAGTGTAATCACCTCGTTCTGCGGGATGCTCTATGCCGTGTTCGTACATAGCACCACCGTGTTTAGCATACACCGAGTCTACATCATACTTAAAGTCTGGTCTTTGTGTTTCCATCTTAGCTTCTTTGTATGCACGGACATCATCAGGATTTCGTAAATCATATTCTACACCCTGATACGCTACTTTATGCGCCTCTCCACCAGCATAAGCGCGTTCTTTAGCGGCTTCTTCTTCTGGAGTGTCACCCAATAAAGCAAGAGCCGTGGAGCCAATGCCAAGAGATGTCATCGGATTATCGCTAATGAAGTCTGTAACTGTGTCAAACATGCCGCCGCCAGACTCTACCTGTGCTCCTGTGATATCCGCCAACTCGGCGGGCGCAACCCCACCTGCCTGCGCTATAGATGTTGCAGCAGGTTTATACAAAGACTGTTGCAGTGAGTTAGACCCAAACGCCCCTGTAGCCTGTGGGTTACGCATCATATTCGGCGACACAAAGGATGTCACACCATAGGCCAGTGCAGCATTGGTCAGCGCGTCATTGACCGACTTACCGCCAGCTAGGCTACCAATCCCAGATCCGATGGACGCGCCCAGAGGCCCACCAAAGTAGAACCCAGCCGCAGTACCAATAAGTGGCAGCAGATCCTCGCCGCTGCCCAGTCCTAACGCTTTTCCTAAATCACCAAATAAAGCCATTATGCTACCTTTACTGTACCTGCATCATTATACAGTGTCCCCGCCTCAAGTCCAGTGGCGCTTGTAGGCAGATCCGTTATGGTCAACCTAGTAGCGCGGATCTCTCCCGGATTGCGCTCCTGTTCAATAAATATCTCCAACGTCCGGATTAAGTCCTGCATATAAGAGCGTGTGTACTCTTCAGGAGCTTCCGGGAGCCTTGGTGGTGCGACCTGATTACCAGACACTAGCGCCTCCCATCCGGGCGAATATCTACCCGAGGGCTACCAAGCCGCCATTTTGCGCCAAGCGCAGTTGACTCTACACGCATTGCAAAAGATCTACCCCTTGCCCGAATATACAACTGTTTCGTGTACTCTTCGACAGGACTAACTTGTGTTCTGGTTGTTGTCCCAGCAGCCGTGTTACCAAAGTCTTCACCCGGAAAATCGCGCGCCTTGATCGTAAACGTAGCCTGCGGCGTGGATATAGATGTTGATCCCGAGAAACTAAGATCAGGTATCACGCGCCGGATGTAGGCAAAGCTGTCGCCATCACCGACGTCCATAACAGAAGATTCAATAAAAGAATCCATAGCCACGCCATCCGCGTCATAGCCAAATTCGTGGTTGTATACATAACCGTTGTCGTCCGTAGCAAGAGGGAAGGTCCGAGTTCCGCGATCCAGCCACGCAGTTCTATCGAGCGTACCGAAATACCAAACCTTATCTAAGTAGTTATATACAACGTACCGGTCATTATCAAACGATCCTTCGGCTGGGTAGAACCAAAAGACCTCGCTAAACTCAGCGTTTACACCAGCAAAGATCTTGTCAATCTGATCAAGGTTGATGTCGTTAAACACCTTCTCTTTAACGGTGCAAGGTAGCTGAGTTGTCTGACCAGCATAGACATAGAAGTTATCAATGCCCATCCAAAAGACATAGTCCTCTGTGGCTACGGCGGAGTTTGGCCCGGCAATAGTGATGTTCGATGCAAGCTGCTGCAAGCCAAAAGTAAATGGCGGACCAATAAAGCGCATTGATGTAAGAGCAGTGTCAGTCCAGATCAGGATCTCACGCTTTGTTTCCAAGGCTCGTACAAACGTGGACCCCGAACCTAGGCGCAAGTCACCCGCTGTGTTGGTCGCTGTAGGCCACCAATCAACAGAGTTTTCCTGACTGGAGAAACGAATGAGAAGCGGATCTTGTACACCGTCACCTTGGGTTGCCGCAGAGTTCGCACCGATGGCGTCACAACCAAAAGCCAGAACGTGGCGATCACGATCAGAGACCATAACCTGCTTACAGATTGTTGGCACACTTGTCTGGCTGCTGCCGATTGTAGATAGCTCAACTGCTCGTGTACCAGCACCAGAACCCTTGTCCCAATAATAAATACCAGAGTCACGAGGATTAATGAGCAGGTCTTCACCAAAGTTATCGTGTGACCATAGGCGAATCTGCGTAGTGGTTGTCAGACCCCCCGGAGCAGCACTGCCCCAAGTGCCACGGCTCCACGTTCCTGCACCCCAACCTGTACCACCAATCTGCGAGTTCAGGCCAATGTTAATCTGATACGCCCCAACGACTGAAGAACCACCGTTGCCTGTGTCTGACGCATTGGCTGTCACAGACAATGTAATCTCATAGACATTGTTGTTTGCGACTGCTGTTACCTCATGCTCGACGTTCAGAATAGCAGCAAGCACGTTACCACCAAGATCTACAGCGCCGGAGAAGGTTACGAAGTCACCCAACACCGCACCGTGGTTCGTGTCAGAAACAGTGATAATTGACGAGCCATTGGTCGCGGCAAAAGTTACGTCACCCGCTGCCGTTGTTTCTCGGATCGGGGTGATGTCGTTATAGGTTCCACCCTCTTCAATGTAATATTTTACATGTGTGCCAAGGCCGAGGAAGTTAGAGCCATCTAGAGCAATCCAGTTGTGGAGGGCGCGACAAGTTCCGAGGAACGTGGAGCTAGAATATTTAGCCCAACCGCCCATTTTTTCTGGGTAGCCAAGACGAAAGCGCACCTTGTCACCGTCACGCCAACCGCCCTCATTTGAATATGAGGTAAGGTCTCTGACAATGCCGGGTCTAAATTGTAGCTTTGTTAGTGGCATGTATCACCTACGATGGCTGCGTTAAGCTGGTGCTGTAAAAAGTTCCCAGCATGATATCAGAAGCTTTCGCAAAACTAGATGGGTTCTTTAATCTAAAGCCGAACCATTTATATCCTGCTGTTCTTGCAGCGGCGGTGTTATCTGTAACAAAAGATATAATCCCTGTGTTATAGTTACCGCCAGTATATGTAATTGAATTAATCAACCCATCTGCATCCCAAACAATAGAATAGCTTCTGTTTCCGCCCGTGCTTCCACTTGACCCAGCATCCCAACGCGCCACAATGTTTGTTGTTGTGGAATCAGATGTGCCTCCGTAAAGAAGCACATGCTCTGAGTTAGAGGCAACATCCTCGTTTTGCTGAATTGTAATTGAAGCGCTGGTAATAAATCCTGTCCCAGCGTGGAACACCGGCTGATATGCAATTTGATTTGCGCCACCACCAATAGAAAAAGGGGTTGCCGTGCTGCTGATGGTGGTTAAACCAACACCCCCTGAAGGAGATATATAACCAAGTCTTATTGAAACATTCCTAGTCTGCGTACCAGCGCCAGAATAATAGTCGCTGAAACTAGCAGTGCCGCTCTGGGGAATGTTTACATTTATGGCGTTGTTGGATACGTTTGCACCGCCTCTGTAATACTCAGACACACTATCAGGAACAGAACCGCCAAAGGTAGTTCTGAACTGAGATAGGCTAATTTGTCCAGAGGCTGGCAGCGCCATTAGACTGTACCGAAGGCTGTGATGTCATCCTCAGAGGTAAACGCACCGTTAGTAGCTATTTTGGCTACTGTGCTACCGCCGTAAGAAAACACCAGATTGTTGCTACCATCTACAGAAATAGTCCAGCCACTACCACCAGAAAGGCTTAGTGAATTACCAAGGCTAGATGAGGCGCTGGCAAAGGTTAGGTTTCCTGCGCCGTCTGTTTTGATAAACTGGTCGGCTGTGCCGTCAGCGTCAGGGTATGACAGACCGTCAAGAATCACACGCCCTGTGCCGTTTGGTGTGATTGGAATGTTGCCATTCGACACACTAACAATAGACTGCCCATTAACATCTAGGTTGCCACCAAGCTGCGGAGTCGTATCGTTAACAACATCGGCATTTGGTGTCAGGCTTTTAAACACACCTGAAGCGCCGCCACCGTCACCTGTTACAGCCGTTGACGCACCTGCTGCAATCTCAACACCGTTAGATGTTGAATATGTCACGCCCTTGTAGATAACGCGGCAAGCAGCGTTTGTCTCGTTGCGGATGGTGTAGAATTTTTCCTGATCTGTTGGGGTTACACGCAACTCAAAGGTAGCACCCGGAGAACCGGTAAGCACAAGCACTGTATTTGCACCGTCGCTAATCGAACCATCGTTGGTTGTAAGGTCTTGATCGCCCACAACAGTAATCTGGGCTTGCCCGTGCAGCGCCTGATCAATGATGTCAAAGTTTGTATTGGTCGTAGTTCCCCAAGTACCCGACTGTTCGCCGGAGCCGGGTTTTTCGATACCAGTGTTTGAAGTATAGGTACTTGGCATTTACACCACCTTATTTGTCCATATGTTTATTGTACCACTTGCGTTAACCGGCGTCCATATCCCGCCTGTCGGCACGATTTGAACCCAGTTTTCCCTTGGTACGTCAGCGTCAATACGCTCCCAGAATAATCTGCCGTCTGTGGTCTGAACAAAGACAGCGCTAATATCTATCGGCCCCGGATCTTTAAGAATACTGCCGGTGCCAGTATTTATAAATACCGCCTCTATCTCTGACAGACCAGAGTAAATTGCGTTTGGCGCGGTTGTTTGTGTGAACTCCGCGCTCTGATTAGATATACCAGAATACAACATGTTTGGCGATGATGTTTGTGTAAACTCTGCCGACATGTCAGCAGATAGATCCACAATGGCTTGGGCAGAGGATTCTACAATAAACGCCGCATCCTGATCTGATATGCCAGAAGCAATGTAGATAGCGTCTGTGCCTTGCACTGTGCTAAAGACCTGCGCCGACACACCTGTGGCAAAGCGAACACCGTCTGAACTTTGGGTGAATTCGGCAGTAGCCTGCATCAAGCCCAGAAGAACGCCGCTGCCAATAGACACCTTGATTGCAATAGCGCTCATCTCTGCTTCGCCGTTGAGCGTCAGGTTGGCTGCGGATGTATCGGTGAACTCAGCACTAACGGTTTGCGAACCCAGCAGCAAGATGCTGCTATCCGCTAAAGCCCTCTCTGATAGTGCGAATTCACCCAGCATCAGTCAGCATCCGCTATGGTCAACTCGCCAGCTTCTACCTGACGCATGATTTCTGCGTAGTGACGGTTGGCTGGGTCAAGGGGTATAATACAATCAACTTCATCTATTGTTGCCGTTATACCAAGAGTTTTATTTGTCTGTTCATCTACAGAGTATCTAGCGTTTATAAAAATCATTTTATAACTCCGAATCTCTGGTTACTTCAGCACTGTAAGCCCAATACGTTCCTGCGCTACCATTATACTGCATACTAACGTGGTCTACGGTATTTGCCTTAAAGCTAGGGCCTGTTCCGGGCAAACTATAATCACCTGTGTAGCTTGGGTTAGTTGTTGTAGGCGTTGACCGCATAGTAACAGGGCTGGTTATTCCATAGCCCCAATATCCGTCACTTGTATAGGCTCTAGAAGCCGCCCCACTAATTTTCTGAAAATACCTCTGACACAACGCCAGTTCTTCACCATAACTGCGGTGTTCAAACGACGTGGCCTGAGAGCCGAGTTCCACCTGAAGTCCTGTAATTTCTAGTGTACGGCTTGTGCTATCAAAGAAAGAAGTGGCACTAGAGGAGGCACGATTTGCATTAGTAGTGCTTGTCCAAGTTGTGCTTAAAGTACCACCATTGAAGTCGCTACCAGCGTGAATCCAGATGTTTAATTCTAAACTATTCCCATTATCGTCATCTAATACACCGGATGTATCACCAGCAAAAGTCAAAGACACTCTATTCCACGAAGTTGTAACAGAAAATGTTTGGCTAATCTGACGGTTGTTATCATTGTCACTAAGTTCTAGTGTATAAGTTGCAGAGGCATTTCCTTTAACATAAAAAGATACAGTTACAGGTTCTGCACTAGAAGTACCCTTTTTAAGCTGTTGTAAATCCTGCCCTTCAATTCTTTGCATTATGATGCCAAGTTCATTCGCCGCTATTGATGTGTCTGCTGTTGTGCATTCTAGTTTTAATGCGTTTGCAAATCCGGGCAGGTCAGTAACAGCGACCTGTGACATAGTAAAACGCCCTGCTGTATTACTTGTATTTTGTCTAAACCTATCTAGCGTTGGGTAAGAAGCATTCCCACCCACACCTGTGGCTGACGTTCCCCGTTGCGCCACCTGCATCGCACCATTGATGATGAGGTTTTTGTGTGGGAATGTGGCAAGCAACGCCGCATTCGCATTGGGCGTGGTTGCGCTTGCGATGTCTCTTGCTTTAGTCATACCTATACCTCTTCAGGCCAATCGTTGATAGGGGCGTTGCCGTCCTCTGGAGCCTCGTAGAGCGCCATAAAGTCCTCTAGGGTAGTGGCGGCAGTAATGGCCGCCTCAATCGTGCCTGAAGCGGCTCTAACGTCAGATCTGTACTGTAGTACATTTTCTGGGGCGCCCTCATTGGTTTCCGCTTTACGGACAACATACCAGTCAGTCGGCGCTAGTAGACCAGCCGCCTGCGCCTTTACAGTCGCAATGGCGTTTGACTTGAGACCCTTGGTGATCGTGCCGTCTTCTTCCGTTACATCATCCAACGACTTAGCCACACCGGCTGACCAGTAGAACCGTCCATCGAAGCTGGCTGGGTCATCTTCCCAGACAAGCCCCTTGGCTGCTTTGGTTGCGGCATCCCACAACATCCAGTTGGATGGGTGCTGTATTCCGTCATTGTCAGTCCACGCCTTGCCAGCGCGGATAATACGACCTGAGTATTTATATGCCATCGGTTATCTCCTATCTGGCGTTAGCGTATTTGAATGGTGTTTCGGCAAAGGCTAGGTATATGAAGGTTGCGCCTGATGAGTTAAAGCCACCAGAAAAATTCCTACATTTTACACCATTAGATACAAAATCCATAAATGTACTTGTTACATCTGCACCATTTGTATTGGCATACAACCTTTGTGTTACCACGTTGTCAGGGTCCCGCCCGCTATCGTGAATTTGCCAATTCTCACCTGATGCAATATTTTTAATCATAATCCAAGCTGGCCTAAACCCTGTGTAGATAAACGGCCCATCTGCGCTGCCATTGCCGGTGTAGCTGCCCGCCTTGCTGAATCCATCAACATCTGCGAAACAGTAGGCTACATAACTACCACCCGCCGTTGCAACCTCACTCCACCCGCTTACAGTAAAGGTTGTGCTTGTCAGTGAGGAAATATTGTTGGTGTCAACAGCATTTGTACCGTTTAAGTAAAGCTGTTTATTTGCCCCACTAATTGCTGTCCAATGAGAAACCCACTGCCCAGTTGTGTCTCTGCGTTTTACAATTACAACAGACGGCGTTACCCCAAGACCGTGTCCGACTGAACCGCTAGAACCTGATGGGCTGTAAGTCAGAACACTAAACCCTGCGTCAACATTCGCGGAAACTTGCGAGGTGATTGAACCGTCAGTATTGCTGACCGCAGAGCCGCCAGCTTTCCAGTTCCAAGCAACGTATGTTTTACCTATGCCGTTAAATAAGTCATTATCAATTGAACCTGCTGTTGTGCTAAATCCATCTGGAAGTGAAGAGTCCATATAACCATATGTCGAAGAAGAAGATTCCGCTGAAGTTGATGCGGAAGATAGAACTTTATTTACTCCAAATCCACGCACAGAATCATATATACGGTGTCCGTAAGCAACACTCCTCACAGCAGACCACACTAAATCCGGTTGAAATCCGACCCCAGTAAAATCTCTACCTGAAGCTGTATCGACACCAGTCCAAATGATAGTATTGAAATGTTCCGACCCATCAATTATTGAAGGCTTTGGAAGGTTTGCGGTACAAAGCGCAAGGTAGCCCCCTGACGGTACAGGATAGGCAAAGTCACCTATGTTGTTGGCGTCTGTGTTGCCGCCAGCCGGGCGCGCGCCAGCAAAGGTGCTGTCTTGACCGAAGTTATAGACCGAGAAACTGCCGTTGTACTCAGCCATACCAATTCCGGCATCAGGTGTTGTTATGTTTATAGTTTCAAGCAATGAGTTGTTTTTATATATTTTAACAGTCCTAGTGCCACTATCTAAATCAACAGCAATCCCGATAATATCACCTGTTGATGCCCCTAAACCAGTATAACCTCCCGCTGACGCACCCGATATTCTTACGTTTGATGCAGCAGGCCAGCCCGTACCACCATTGCTAAAATAAAATGTATCTGAAGAAACATTAAATATAAAATAAGGATACAAACTAACTATATTTATGTACTGTTCATAATAGTATTTGCCAGATGTTAGTCTTGGAAAGGCTAAATAGTTTCCGTTATTGCTGGATGTGTTGCCTGTAACTGTCAAATTGCCATTTGAGTGAGTAACATAGCTACCTTTTGAAAGCACATTTGTAGTGTTAAAGTTATTCGCCGGACTGTCTATCAGGCTGTCCCGATAGTCTAACCCCGAAGGTGTCCAGTGGTTGCCCTGACCAGACACGTCTTTCCAGAAGGCTGCTTCGCGTGTGTCGGCAAAGGCCATATAGATATATGTGCCGCCGGATGCGTTGGTGCCAGCGTCAGGGTTTGCAAGCTGAAATCCTGTGCTTGTTAAATCTACAGCCGCACCTGTTGCCTCTGCATCACTATCAGATGCGTCAAGGAATTTGTTGGCTGGATTTGTTGGGGTTCTTGTGTTGTCTTGTAAATACCATCCACCAACACCATCAGTGCGCTTAATCATAACAAAAGCCACAGGGAAGCCAGTCGTCACTGTTGGCCCTGTTGATGACCCATTACCAGTATATGACCCGATGGACGAGTAGCCAGCCACCGAATGGAACGCATAACAAATGTAATCCTGACCACTACCATT